GGAATCATCAGAGTTCCAAACCAGCCAATATAAAGACGGTTGTCGGTCGAAGTGACCCAGTTACAAAAACGCTCCCAAGGGTTGTCCTGAGAGCGTGGAGCTGCGATAGCAGTTGTCATTGAAGTTAGTTAAGTCGAGTTACTTTAACCCGTCCAACTCCAGAGCCAGTGAGACCGATAGCATCAGCCGCACCTTTACTGAGATCAAGGTTCCTACCATGGATGTAAGGACCACGATCATTTACCCTCACAATGGCACACCGTTTGAAACATACCTTCAGGCGAGTTCCAAATGGGAGTGTCTTGTGTGCTGCAGTAAGGGCTTGTTGATTGAAACGTTCTCCATTAGCAGTAAGGTTCCCGTGAAAACCAGGACCATACCAAGAGCTAATGACTGACAGAGTAGTTAGAATAGGGATCATAATAATAAAGCGAGGAACTTTAATATTGTTTACTCCTACTAATCCGCCAATACACTCGCAGTATTAACGGATTTGCCAATTGGCTATTTCTTTTTAGCAGTCTTAGCTGCTTGTTTAAATTGTTTAGCAGTGGGAGCACCAGCAGAGCCAGGCTTCCGCATCTTCTCACCACTACCTTTTGCAATACGTTCCCGCTTAGCGTGGATGTTTGCGTAGAGTCCGGGCTTAGCCATCACTTTTTCTTCTTCTTAGATTTACCAGCTTTGCTGAGTGCAATGGCTACTGCCTGCTTTTGAGGGTAGCCTTCAATCTTCAGTTGTGAAATGTTAGCTGATACAGCTTTATCAGACTTACCCCTTTTAAGAGGCATCACCAAATACCAGGGATAATCTGGCCGGTCAGCGCATAAGCACCAAGAGCAGCGATAACGCCAAGCATAGCCAGGCGACCATTAAGCTGCTCAGCACGTTCGTTATGAGGCACGATGTAATCTTTGTCGGTGTACATAGGTGGTTCTTTAGCCCAAATGTTAGTGTCGTTCATCAAAATTTAACTTCAGAACGTGCAAGCTTTTCCATAATATCATTACGGTAAGCAGGATCTCGATCATAACGAGGATCGTTCATTGCACGAACAACCTCCGCTTGACTCTTAAATGTATCAGCAGGTGTTGGTGCTTTACCTTGAATCATAGTTCCCTCATAACCTACAGCATCTGTGTAACGTGCCTTGAGTCCAGCAAGAGCAAGATTGATTGCATCAATGTTACCGGAATCGACAACGTTATCAAATGCTTGGACTTCTGATTGGGAGAAGTTTTCAGCTGCCCAACTAACGAGTTGACGATAAGCAGCTTCACCCCCTACAGAATTTTGAATTTTGTTGATGTCCGATTGAGACAATTCAACAGGTTCAGGAGCAGACTGTCGTTCAGGCAATCCTTGTTCATATTGAAAGTAAGCTTCAACCAACTCCTTAGAAGACATACTTTCAAAGGCAGCAAGAGTCTCAGGACTAAGCTCACCTTTCTCATAGTATTCATCAGCTGCACGACTGATAGCTTCAATCTGTGGAGTAACTTCTTTTTGTTCCTCAGGTTGAGCTTCTTCTTGTTGAGGCTCAGGTTCACCTGCCTCTTCATTTTTGGAACCCAATTTCTTTTCTAGTTCCATGTAAGCTTTTTCAAGCTCTTGTGCATTCTTATATTTACCAGCCAAACGTTCGTTGGCTTGGTTGATCATCTCTTCACCAATAGCAAGAGAATCAGCTTCATCGGATTCGATAGAAGCAATCACTTCAGGATCAGAGCTGGGATCGTAAGATAAAATTTCAGACATGTTTACTGCATTGGTGGAATAGCTTCCTCACCCATTACTGCATTGACAGTTTCAGCTGCCATAGGATTCTTGGATGGATCAGCCAATGGTGCTTTAAGCATTTGACCTGCTTGTTGCATCATCATCATATCTTCTTGTTGCTGTGCTGCATCGTCTTGTTCCTGTTGAATCTGTTCCATAGATTTAACAAGATTAAGAACATCAATACCTTGTGAAGCAGCCAAACGCTTGATGGCTTCATCAGCATTAATGTATTGCATCAGTGCATCAGGTCCAAGAGTTTGAGCAATAGTCATGATAAAGGAGGTGAGAGACTCACGATCTTGTCCACGACCAAGAGCATTGATACCAGCAACAATAGTAGGATTAACCAAGTCTTTAGGGATCTTTGGTAATTGACCACTACGTTGCAACACAAGCAGTTTACGGTTGAGATAAGGAAGAAGGAACTCAACAGTCAACAGGGAGAATAGACCGCCAAGTTGTTGTTCAAGTTCAAGTTGGGTAAGACGCACTTCTTCAGCAGTTGTGCGTTCTGATTGCCTTACACTAAGGATAAGGAATGCTTCAGATAGACGACGTTCTAGCTGCTGCATCATCACCATAGCAGTGTTAAAGTCAGCAGTCTTACCTACTTGGATAACACCAATGTCTTCTGGTCTACCTTGAACAATCGCACCGTTGCCTGCCTTGGCCAGCGTCTGGGCTTTGGTCGTGCTTGAGGGTGATACCACGAAGACAACTTTAGCAGCTGCTGCAGAGCCTTCTACTAATGCCTGAGAGAGTGCATCCATAGACTTAAGATCACCAAGGAACTCCTCTACTCTACCTCTTCCATAATTTTCTCCATCCACAGAATTAAATCTGAGGACCAACCATGGGCTTGCGTCTTTGGGAGACTTGCTATCTGAACCAGGAATCTTCTTACCAAATGCTTCCTGATACCACAACCAACGATTGTTGTCTAGTCGAACATGGGTGTAGACTTCTACATCATTTTCATGGGAGAAGCTTTCATCCATCACAGGAAGAGGTTCTTTGATCATCTCCTTAGGGAGAAGATTTTTGTTAATCAGTTCTTTTGTAACGATCTCAATTACGTTACCGTTGCCATCTCTATCGACAACATAGCGGTTGATTGGGTAATGTTTCAAACCATCCTCACCCATGTAGATTAGGGCATTACCACCAACCACCAAATGTTTAAGAGCTTGGTGAACAACGACACGATCACTGGAAGCAGCAATCGAATCCATCACCATGCGCTCCATCTTAGCAAAACTAAGGTCAAGCTCTGAACGGATTTCAGCTGGCAGTTCAGTGCCTAGCTTATCATCACGAACTTGAAGTTTGAAGAACGTAGTTTGAGGAGGTAGGAGAGACAGCATCAACTTAGATGCAAGTGTCACTACACCCTTTGCTCCTACGGATTGCCAAGGCTGTTGAAGTGATTGATGTGTAACCCTAAACTCATCACGTTGGATGAGATAAGGAATGGTAAGTTTTGAGCATTCAACTGCTGTGTCTAGAAACTGAGAACGATAACTGGATAGATGATCGTATCTAGATTTAGCGTTCATTTAATTAGCCAATGTTAAGACCACCAGCAGATCCACCGCCGATGTTAAGAGGAATACGAAGAGCAGCAATACCCTTTGACATTCCAGTTGTGGTTGCTCGCTTAGAACGTGCAGTCCGAACTTCTCCTCCAACTGCTCCAGTAGCAACAGGAGGTGTCATAGCTTCTCTTAGGGATTCAGTTTGAGTCATCATGGCTTCACGTTGAACTTCAAGCTGTTGCCTAAAGGATTGCTGTTGTGATTCCAGAACTTCTCTCATACGACCAGCTTCTGCTGTTGCTGCTCGCATTGCTTCTTGTTGTCTGTGGTGTGCTCTACGTTGTGCACCCATGGTTATTTCTCCTCGTTGAGTTTAGAATGAATCCACTCCACAACACTACGTTGTCCTGAGCGATACATCACGTTAGACAAGGTTGTATCAGGAGTGGGATTGATGGGTGGAAAAACATCTTCTAGTTCTGCTAGAAGTTGCTCCACAGTAAGACCTAGATTAAGCATACTGTGGGAGGTTAGGGTTTGCATGTTCAAAGAAGGCAGGCATACGTGCTCGGCGTGTATCAGAAAGTTCAGGTGCTTTACCTTGATACATCAGGCTATCACTGGAATCCAGCCAAAATTTTTTGTCCAAATATCTATTGGAGGTATTTTTACCTAGTGGTTCTAGTACCCAATTAATGGTTGCCTTCCTGAGCTTATCCAAAGAAGGACTCCAATCGAGACCAAGCTCACGACATACCAAACTATTTGTTGCAACGTGTACTTGTTCATCACGTGAGATGTCAGCACTTACTGTTCGGAGACCAGCATCACCGTTAAATCGGAAGAATGGGAGGAGCACAAAGAAAATTGCACGTTCGGCAACCAGTGCTTTGAGGAGCGTGTGATCTGGATGAGCAATCCAGGCGTCCCTAAGCTTCTTTGCTTCGGCTTCAGCTTTCTCATCAACGCCGATAGCGTTGGCGATGTAACCGAGTGCAAGGTCGTGGTTCTCTTCGTCCTTGATATTGGATTGAAGGAGATCCCTTGCCATTTGTGGAACTTCATTCTTCAGTGCATCATGGATAAAATCACCTACTGGTAGTTCCATATGACGGATAGCTAAGGCACGGTAGATAGTTTCCTCCGCACCTTCAGCTAGTTTACCAGCAGTTGTTTGGACAGGTGTCCAGGTACGTTTACGATTAAGTAGTTTTTGATAGGGGTTCATTCGCCGCAATTACAATCAGGAGCAGGATCATTTAGAATAGACTCCAGGTAATCATCGACTTCTGACTCATCCAATGCAGCGTATGCACTGGTCTTGTCTTGAGTGTCACCCATTACCTGAAGCGAATAATAAAGGGAGGTCTGCGGAGATTGCAGCCACTCTTCGATAAACGCTTCATCATAGGTGATCACATCAGACCAACTATTGAAGCTATAACCATGAAGAAGTCCCGTTGAGTCAAGCATACGCATGATGCCATCAACGACTCGTCTGTAAGATTCCCAGCCAACTTCCGACGCGATTTCAACATCACCGTAGTCAAAGCTCTGGACGCCAAAGGTTCCGCTATCACGGTCCACTTGACGGGCAATGGGAGGAGCGATCTCAGGAGTGGTGGTGAATCCTTCGAGATCTTTGTAGCGATAGCTGCAGGACGCTGTAGGAGCGATGGCAAAGGCACGTTCCATACGGTTAGCCTTGGCTACCTCAGCAGCTGCTTGGATACCAGCTTTAAGTTCTTGAGCAATTAGAATTGCAGGAGTAATATCATAGTTGCGGAAGTCTTGACCAGCATTAAGCTTTTCAAGAGACTCGCCAAACTCTTTATAGGTTACACCGTGGAGTCGGAGAAGGTTGGCAAGTCCCAACATTCCGAGACCGACTTGGCGATCAGTCTCTGAAGGGAGGTACTCTCCGCTTTCTCCA